CTAGCCCATCAAGGGCCGCCCGACGGGGCGTAAAAACCGGGGGCCGACGGGCCCGAAAAAGCGGAGCACCACCCCCCACAAGCCCGCATCGATACCCCGGAGGACTCCATGTCCGTCGACACATTCGTTCCCGAGATCTGGTCGAAGAAGCTCCTCAGCTCGCTCAAGAAGGCGCTGGTCTACGCCGCCCCCGGCGTCGTGAACCGCGACTACGAGGGCGAGATCTCCGAGGCCGGAGACACCGTCCACATCAACTCCATCTCCCGGCCGACCGTCGCCACCTACACGGCCGGCTCGACCACCATCACCCCCGAGCAGCTCACCACCGCCCAGCGCTCCCTGGTCGTCGACCAGGCCAAGTACTTCGCGTTCGAGGTGGACGACGTCGACGCCCGCCAGGCCGCCGGCAACGTCATCCCCGAGGCCATGATGGAAGCCGCGTACGCCCTGGGCGACGTGGCCGACCAGTACGTCGAGGGCCTCTACGCCGACATCGCCACCGCCAACGAGATGGGCACCGTCGCCGTCACCACCGGCGCCCTCGCCTACTCGACGCTGGTGGACCTCAAGGTCCTCCTCGACGAGGCGAACGTGCCCACCGAGGGCCGCTGGTGCGTCGTGCCGCCCTGGTACCACGGCCTGCTCCTCGACGACAACAAGTTCGTCGACGCCTCCGCCTCCGCCGACGGCGGGGCCGCCCTCCGCAACGGCATGGTCGGCCGGGCCGCCGGGTTCGACATCAAGGTGTCGAACAACGCGCCGCTCATCACCGGCGACGACTACCGGTGCGTGGCCGGCCACCCCATGGCCCTCAGCTACGCCGAGCAGATCAACAAGACCGAGGCCTACCGGCCCGAGTCGTCGTTCTCGGACGCCGTGAAGGGCCTGCACCTCTACGGCGCCAAGCTCGTCCGCCCCTCGGCCGCGGCGTCCGTCGTGGCGTCGAAGACCTGACCCGGCTAACCGGAGAAAAGGAGCCTCACCATGGCCCGCACCGCTGTCACCGTGACCACCCTCACGGCCAACACCGCCACGACCGAGCCCGCCGGCACCACCGCGGACCCGACCAACGACCACGTCATCTCCGGGGTGCCGTGTGAGCAGCTGCTGATCCGGCTCGCGAACACGAACGGCACGGACCGGGTCGCGACGATCCTCGCGGGGGACAACCCCCCGGCGGACGCCGCAGGCCAGGGCAACCTCGAGGTCACCGTCCCCGCCACGACTGGTGTGAAGTGGGTGGGGCCGCTGTCCTCGGCCCGCTTCGCGCAGGACAACGGCGACATCAACATCGACCTCGCGGCGTCGTTCGCCGGGACGGTCACCGCCTACCGCATCCCGCGGACGGCCTGACATGGCGGCCACGGGCACCGTGCTGCTCCGGGCGGGGAACGGCACCGTCACGCTGTACGACCTGCCGCTCCGCCCGGCGTTCGCCGATGCCGTGGCCGCCGGCCGCCTGGTCGTCGTCACCCCCGACGGCGACCAGGCGGACGCCCCCGCCCCCGACGACACCCCCGTCGAGGTCGAGGGCCCGCCCGTGAAGTCGGCGCACGTCGCCGACTGGCGCGCCTGGGCGCTATCGCAGGGCGGCGACGAGGACGAGGTCGCCGCAGCAACGAAGCAGGACCTCATCGACACCTACGGACAGGAGGCCTGAGATGGCCCGCACCGCCCTCACCCCCACCGCCCTCGCATCCACCGGGGCGACCGTGTCCCTCGCCGCGGCGAACGCCGACGGGCACACCATCCCCGGCACCGGCGACGTGTTCCTCCTCGTGTCCAACGGGTCCGGCGGCTCCATCACCGTGACCGCCGTCACCCCCGGCACCCAGGACGGCCTCGCGATCGCCGACGAGGCCGTCACGATCACCAACGGCGCCCAGAAGATCATCGGCCCGTTCCCCCCGCGGTCGTTCACCGACGAGGCCGACAACCTCGTCGACATCAACTTCTCGGCCGTGACCACGGTCACCTGCCAGGCCTTCCAGTACTGAGCCCCGGCTGATGTCGCCCCGCTACCAGACCCCGCTCGGTGTCCCCCTGGGCTTCGCCCAGCCCGGGACCTCCCGCGAGCGGCGACTCCTGGCACGCGGCGCCGTCCCCGCCGGCGCGGCGGCGGCGGGCCCCGACCCGCCGACCCTCGCGGTCGTCCTGGCGTCCGAGCAGGCCGCCGAGAACCGCTCCACCCTCGTCGAGGGGCTCTGCACCCTCATCGACCAGGCCAACGCCGACGGCAAGGTCAACCCGGGAGATGACGGGTGACCGTCGCCTACGCCGACACGACCGCCCTCGAGGCGTTCACCGGGACCACCGCCCCGACCGGCGCCGCCCGGATGCTCGAGCGCGCCTCCGAGCTGCTCGACGAGAAGGTCCGCCGCCCCTTCGACGTGGACACCGTCACCAGCCTCCCCACCGACGCCGACGTGGCCACCGCCATGGAGCAGGCGTGCTGCGCCCAGGTCGAGTACTGGGTCGAGGTCGGCGAGGAGTCCGACATCGGCGGCGAGTTCGACCGGCCCATCGGCGTCGGGCACCTCACCATGGGCCACATGCCCCCGGAGCTGGCCCCGCGCGCCAAGCGGATCCTCCGCCTCGCCGGGCTTCTCGACACCGCCCTGGGCCTGTCGACGTCCGACCAGTTCTTCGCGACGCAGGCCGGCTGAGATGGCCCGGATCCCGCACTCGACGCTCCGGCAGGTCGCGGTCATCGAGCCGTACGAGGGGCAGGCCGGCGACGGCGGCGCCGTGTTCGGCGGCCCCGTGACCGTCCGGGCTCGGGTCGAGGCCCGCAACCGCAGGATGACCCGCCTGAACGGTGTCGAGGTCGTGGCCACCGCCGTGGCGTTCATCCGACCCGAGGTCACCGTCGGTGTGCTGTCCCGCCCGCCGGCGGCGGAGGACCGGTTCACCGTCGACGCCGACGTCTACGAGGTCCTCGAAGTCGCGGTCGGCCGTGGCCTGTCCCGCCCCACCCATCGCGAGCTCGTGCTCGCCCCGGCACCGGTGGCCGCCTGATGGCCGGGACGCTCGTCTGGAAGATCGACCTCCGCCCGTTGGCGATCGCCCGGGTGCGGGCCGCGTGCGCGTCGGCGCTGTCCGACGCCGCGGAGCACATCCTCGAGGAGGCGAACCGCACCGTCCCGATCGAGGAGGGCGTCCGCGCCCGCTCCGGGAACCCCGACGGCGACGCGGGCGCCGGGGCCGCGCCGGTCTCCCACGCCGCGCCGTGCGCCGCCCGCCAGCACGAGGAGACCGGGTGGGCGCACGACCCGGGGCGCCGTGCGAAGTGGCTGGAGCTGACCCTCAATGAGCGCACCGCTGACGTGCGCAGGTTCTTCGCGACCCGCCTGGGGAGCGTGCTGCGATGATCGCCGCCGCTCTCGCCCGCCACCTCACCGGCCTCGGCCTGGTCGACTACCGGGCCAACGACGCCGGCGGGGACACGTTCCTCGACGAGCTGCCCTCCACCCCCGACACCGCGGTGATGCTCGGGGTGTACCGGTCCAACGAGATCGACGGTGTCGCCCTCCACGGGTACGACGAGCCCGTCGTGCAGATCCTCACGAGGGCGCCCCTCACCCGGGACGCCCACGACCTCGCCCACGCCATCTTCGGCGAGCTGATCGGGATCACGTCGCAGACGATCGCCGCCGGCACGGTCGACGAGGCCTACGTGGTGCTCGTCACCTCCGACCAGTCCGAGCCGTACCACCTGCCCGGCACCGACGACAACGGCCGCCACACGTACACCCAGAACCTCGCGGTGCATCACCGCGTGTTGTCCACTCACCGAGTCTGAGGAGGCTCCTGCCATGGCTGAAACCAAGATCCCGGCCCGGGATTACACCTTCGAGGTCGACCCCGCCGGCGGCACCGCCTACGTCGAGATCGGCGGCATCACCTCCTGGTCCCCGAAGAAGTCCGACGAGACCACCAAGACCACGGACTTCGACTCCGACGGCCGCTCCGAGTCCCTCAAGATGGAGACCGGCGAGTCCTTCACGCTGGAGGGGTTCCTCAAGTCCGACGTGTCCGACGGGTCCCGCGACGCCGGCCAGGCCGCCTGCGAGGACCTCGACGACAACCTCGGCCTCGACAGCCTCGGCGCCTTCCGGTTCACCGCCCCCGACGGCGAGGTCAAGACCTTCGACGGGCACTGCTCGGTGACGAAGGGCGGTGGCGGGAACAACGACATGTCGAAGTGGTCGGTCGAGATCACCGCCTCCGGCGTCATCACCACCAACTGACGTGGCCCGCCACTTCGACTTCGACGCCGCCCGCGCCGAACGACGAGCCGAGCCCATCACCGTCACCCTCTTCGGCCAGGTCTGGACCCTCCCGGCGACGGTCCCCGCGCAGACGGTCCTCGTGACCGCCCGCCTCCTCGCAGACCTCGCCGACGAGCACGGCGACGTGGACATCAACTCGCTCGAGCTCACCCCCGGGACGGTCGCCGCGATCGCCGAGTCGTGCATCCCCGCCGAGACCCTGACCGCCTGGTTCGCGAAGGGCCTGGAGCTGGACGACCTGGCCGAGGTCCTCAAGACGGTCCTCGAGGAGTGGAACGTGGCGTCGGCTGCGCTCACCACCATCGAGGAGGGTCTCCCGGAAGGGCCCGCCCCCACGGGGGCGAACTTCAACGGCTCGCCGGGTGGCTCCTCGAGCGCTGGGCGTTCGTCGAGGCCGACTTCGCTCGCGAGTACCGGGTCGATCTGAGCGTCTGGACCGACATGTCCTGGCGCCGGTTCCTCGTGCTCGTGGGAGGCCTGTCTCCCCGGTCGCGTCTGCTGATGGACGCGAAGGAGCACGGCGGCCCGGGGCGCATGGCGTCGCGTGAAGAGGGCCTGTCGGCGTTCCACAAGATCGGCCGCTGACCGGTGGGCCTCAACGTCGGCGAGCTGTCCGCCCTCCTGAGCCTGGACTCGACCCCGTTCGAGACGGGCATGACCGGTGCGGGTGGGCGCATGTCGTCGCTGGTACCGATGGCCCAGACCGCCGCCATCGGTGTCGGGGCGGCCATGGCCGGCGGCGCCGTCTACTCGCTGATGAAGTTCTCGGACTTCGAGGCGGGCATGGACGAGATCTTCACCCTGATCCCAGGCATGTCACAGGGGGCCATGGACGACATGACCGGCCAGGTCCAGGACTTCTCCCGCGAGTTCGGCGTCCTCCCCGACCAGGTCATCCCCGCCCTCTACCAGTCGCTCTCCGCCGGGGTCCCACCGGGGAACGTGTTCGACTTCCTGGAGACCGCCCAGAAGCTCGCCCGGGCCGGCGCCACCGACCTCGAGACCGCGGTCGACGGGCTCACCTCCACCGTCAACGCCTACGGCCAGGAGAACCTGTCCGCCGCCGAGGCCTCGGACGTGCTCTTCACTGCGGTGCGTGTCGGTAAGACCACCGTGCAGGAGATGTCGGACGCCCTGTTCCAGGTGAACCCGATCGCCGCGTCGGCCGGGATCGAGTTCGGCGACGTCGCCGCGGCCATGTCGACCCTGGCCAGCAAGGGCGTGCCGACGTCGGTGGCCGCCACCCAGATCCGCCAGGCACTCGTCGAGCTGTCCGACTCCGGCTCGGCGGTGGGTCAGACCTTCCAGGAGATCTCGGGGTCCACGTTCCGGGACTTCATCGCCGGGGGCGGCACCATGCAAGAGGCTCTGAACCTCCTCTCGGACGAGGCGGAGGACTCCGGCATCTCTATCGCCGACATGTTCGGCTCCGTCGAGGCCGGCCAGGCCGTCCTCGGCCTCACCGGCGGGAACGCCGAGGACTTCGCCGCGGCGCTCGCCGCGATGGGCGACTCGGCCGGGGCGACCGAGTCGGCCTACGACCAGATGACCGAGGGCATCCGCTTCAAGCTCGACAAGATCAAAGCCTGGTTCGCGACCGCCGTCGTCGAGATCGGCAGCAAGGTCGCCGAGATCGCCGGCCCCGTCCTCGACTTCGTCGGGAAGCTCGCCAACGCCTTCTCCAACGGCGGCCTCCAAGGCGCCCTCGACTTCCTCTCCCGCAAGTTCGAGAAGCTCTCCGGCCCCATGAAGCTCGTCGCCATCGCGGTCGCCGGGCTCACCACCGCCCTCGTCGCCGGCGGCCTC